CTATTGACGAAGCATTTAAGATATTTTGCGAGCATAGGGGTTTAGATGGCATCAAACCCACTGTTTACGCTGAAACCAATATGCATGGTATTCAAGTTAAACAAGTTGGCTAAACCATAGACTGTTAGCCCTTGATCTAGGGGCTAATGGCCTAGCGTTTTGACTAGGGTTTTCTTAACTTTTTGAATAGGCGTTTCACCATGAAAATCACTTTAAAAACTAGCGTTTTACGTGCAGCTTTAATCTGTGCAGCAAAAAAAGACCTTCGTTACTACTTGCAAGGTATCTGCGTATCAATCAATCATCCTAATGTTGCCATGGTTTATGGCACTGACGGACACATTATGTTTGCGGGTCAATCACCGATTGAAGTTATAGATGCACCAGTAGCATACGGGTTTGAAATTATCATTCCCTACGATACTATTAAAGCCATTGATAAAAAGTCAGAATTTATCGATCTTGAAACCATTGAAGGGGGCGCAAAAGATTACTATCTTTTAGGTAATGCACGTTTTCAGGCCATTGATGCACGTTTTCCCGATATTTCCCGTGTAGTTCCCGCACGTGATGCGTTTTCAGAATTGAAAGTGAGCTATTTTGACCCTGAGTTGTTAGTTAAGGGTAACGAAGCATTAGCCATGTTTTACGGGGATAAAAAGGGAAAGGTTTTCCCATTGTCTCAACGGGGGGACTACTCAGGGGCTATTCATAACAATCAAAATGATGCTGTTGTTGTTGTTATGCCTATGCGTAACGATGCGGGAAATTATCAAGGTCTAAACCCTGATTTTATGCAAGTGCAGCAAAAAGCCGCCTAATGCTTAGACTGATAACCCTCAAATTGGGGGTTATTGGCCTAGGTATTTCCCTAGGTTTTCAACTCAAAAGGTTTCAACATGAAAACTACCATAAACTTTTCAGAATTCCGTGATCTATTCCAAAAAATTCGACCTGATAACTTTTCATATCAAGGTCAAAAAATCCTTTTTGATTACTTTGAAGATTATGAACAGTCTGCTAGAGAAGAACTAGAGTGCGATGTTATCGCTATTTGTTGCGATTTTGCTGAGTCAACATGGCAAACCATTGCAGCAGATTACGATAGTTCAATCGAATTAGATAAAACCCAGAGTGAAGATGAGCAAAAAGTGCAAGTACTTGATTTTTTAGCAGATCAAGGGGCTTTAATAGGTGAAACCTCTGATTCTATTGTTTATCGTCAATTTTAAGGGGCTAAAAATGACACAAATTGAAGCACTCACACAATGTCTGGTGTTGGCCTTAGTTGCCCCTGATGACCAAAAAGCGCAAAAAGCAAGTGATCTTGCGGAACAAATAGCCCAAGGGTTAACAGTTGATCAAGTTGAGCAATGCAAAGTTGCTGCCCTTGATTGTCTTGAAAGGGTAGGCGTGTGATCTATGCAACGATAGCCCTAATTATCCGAATACTTACAAAACGATAAATTAAAGCCCTCTTCGGAGGGTTTTTTCTTTGGTGCTACCCAACTATGCACCTATGCAAAAAATCGGCTTAAAAGGGGCTTTTATGCCCTTTGGTGGGCATTTCTTCGCACAATCTGCGGATGGTTTCATTCAATGCGTCTATTTCATCCATCTTGTTTATAGCCCATGCCCGTTTTTGCCCATGCCATCCCATTACTGGATTTCGATGGCAATCTACACATAAAGCAATGCAAGTGTATTGCAGCCCTTGTTTATAGTGATGAGCTTCGCTTGGCCCTGATGCCTGGCAAACGCTACAAGGTAGGTTTTTAACCCTTGCTAGGTGTAGCCTTTCCCTTGCGGTTAGTTTGTTATTCATTGGGTGTTTTTTATTTCATGCCTAGCACTATATTGCTCGGTTCTATATACCTCGATGCGGGTTTGTGCTGCGGTCATTAGCCAGCGATAACGCTCTTCTAATTCGACCGCCTCCCTGATACCCTCTAAAATTTGGATGTAGTCAGGGTGAGCATAGGCATAGGTTTCTTGTTTTCCAAGTACTTCAGTCCCTGCCTGGCTCATGAGCTGAGCCTTTCGGCTTTTCCTGAATTCCTCTAAGTACATTCGAGTGGCCTTAGCCTTGCTGTATAGGGGTGCTGTATCAATGAGAAACTGCACCGCCTTGTGTGGGTTATCGCTCATGTTCTTTCTCTTATCAAGTCCATTTGAACGTAACCCGTTGAAGCATCCAAAATTTCGATTATTTCATTGCGTTCATGCTCTGCTACCAGTTTGGCAAAGCGTTCTAGACATTTAGTTAAATCATGTTCTAGATATTTGGTTAAATCAAAGTCTTGTCGATTAGTTAGGCTTTCATCGTCTTGGATGTAAAACTTAGCCTCTTTTGCCATTTTGATAATATCTTCTCTAGTCATACCAAAACCTTAATAAATAAAGCACTCCCGACCAAAAGGCCGCAAGTGCAATGACAATTAGTTGCCAAACAGATTGTTTACTCATGGCTCAAAATCCACTTCCTGGCCTTTGGTTTGTTTATGGTGCTGGAAACGCATTGCTGCTTCCATCTCTAATTCTTTGAATTGTTCATCAGAAAATAGCCCGATGACATTGCGACCCTCAAACCAAATTTCCTCGATATTTTCGTTGTAACTGGTTTCCCCATCGTGTTCATACTGATAGACAATCGTTACTACTTCGCTACCCGCACCCGTGGTGGTGTCAAATTCATACTTGTTTTCCATGTCTTTACTCCTGTTAAAAATTAAATCTTACCTATTTGCTTGCGTAATACCATAGGGATTTACCCTAAGTCTTCCTTAACCATTACTTCTACTGCTGGGGTTTCTGCATAGACCTTGGTCACATGAAGATTTGTTACTTGTTTGTCATCAAGAATGATGATTCCTCCTTGGATTGCATCAAGGTGGCACTTTGCAACATTATCAATATCGGGCTTCTTAGTTGGCTTGAGTATTCCCGCCAAGGCATCTTTTCGCTTCTGTTTTGAATAGGATGCGGGTATTCCGACTCTGATATAAATTGCAACTGTTACAGGGGTTTCTAGTGGCTCTGAGCTACCCATTGCAGCCTTTGCCATCATCCTGATTTCATCTTCGTAGGTCTTTGTCTTTAATGGGGTGTAAGTAGAAACAAAAGCCCCACGTTTGGCAAACCTTGGACGACCTTTTCCTACTGGCTCTCCGTAAACTGTGTACATCACCATCATTGTCATAGAAGTGTCCCATTTTGCATTTGTTGCATAAAAGCCCTTATGCGATCTCTAGCACCAGTGCCATAAATTCGCTCTGCCCTCTCAAGTCTTGCCCTGATTAGGTCACGATTCTTTGATGTTTCCCAGTTCCTATAAAGCTCTCGGGCTTCTGCTTGTTCTAGGATTACTCTATCGCTTGCGCCTTGAATGTTTCTTCTACTCCAAGTCACCAGTTAACTCCAGTGCTTTGTTTATCAGGTGTATCGGAAATGGTACGCCCTCTTTAACTTTGTCTAACAGTCTCATTGCTTCAAAGTAGTTCATACAAATAAAAGTTGTTGGGTTTTTACAGTTGTTCCAGAGTCGTATCTTTGAGAATCGCCTTTGGGATATGGCATAACTTCATATTTCAGCTTAGATCGCATGACTTTTTTGTCAGTCTTTGACCCGTGAAAGATGATGTAACGATGCTTCCTAGATCGCTCGACATAGTAAAAGTCATCGCCATGAAGTTCTTTTATCTCTGCCAATGTCAGACCATCACCAATGGTTTTAGCGTGTTTATGCTCTTGACCTTTGATTGTCCAATCAATTCGGTTTGCTGATAAACCCGTGTAAAGGAAATTGGTGGCTTGATAAACATAGCCCACATGACCTTTGCTTGTGTCGGCAAACGAAACCACAATCATAGGTTTTGGCAATAACTTGATTGAGTTCGCAACAAGAAATGATGCTTCGTTTTTGTGATTGTCCAACAAACAGACTCGGTTTAACTCCAAAACTTTGTCTGAGTATTCTTTCCCACAGATTCCCATGCAAAGTGGTGGTGATGCGGGAATCCCATAAGTTACCACGCCAACCAGAATGTCATCTTTGTAAAGCCCAAACGCAAACATTATTTGTGGCATCCGCTTGGCATAGTGTTTTTCAAGCAACCAAGGCTCAACTTCAAAGTTGTTTATTGGCAACACTTTCATGCTCTGCCCCTGATTTGAGCCATCTTAGCCAACACTTCAAGTGGTATAGGTGCGGCTTTTTTTGCGTCTTCCTCTATTTTCAACAGAGCAAGGTTAGGCTCATTCTTTGATGGAACTGTGAGCCTCCCAACGTCATAGGGATTTGGTTTAACAGCTTTGGTGTTTCTAACCCAATTTCTCCATGTCGCATCCCAATCCAACTTGACACCCTTTTGACCCGCTTGGGCAACCCAATAATCTTTGAACTGTTCAGCAACCTGACGAACATCTAAGTCTGGTCTTTCCTGAGTAGCCCAATCTCCCATTGATTTATTGAGAAACCAATCTTGGGCGAGGCGTGAGCCACGCTTGTTATTAACTTTCTTCTGTATCTGTTCTGTATCTGTATCTGTATCTATAGCGTTACTTGGGCGTTTCTGTAACGTTTCATCAGCGTTACTTGCCTGTTTCTTTTTATTACGATGCTTGGCAACCCGCATGGTGCTTGAGTCTGAGATAAATTGACGTTTATCCCAATTAAGCAAATTCCAATGTTTATCAATGAAATTCTTGCTGATAAACAATTGCTTAGTTTCATCCAATTCTTCTGTGGATAACCTAAGTTGAAACGCTATCTCTGTTTCATGTAACGTTTCAAGAACTTCGCTACATCGGAGGCACATAAGCATGACATAGCGTCTTTGCATGGCCTCTGAAAGCATTTGAATTTTAGGATCGTGTGCAAACTCTGAATAGAGCCTAAACCATGGATTAGCCATAATGTGTGCCGCTTTTTAAACACCCTTAAAGGAATTGCCAGCAGGAGAAGGGATAACTCTTTTCAGTACGCTCATGACTTCGTACCTAGCTGGATTCCATAATATCAAACTAATTCTACTTTGTAAACTTAAATGTATTGATTATTTGTAATTTCGTTTGTTGGTGGTCTGCCAAGCAATCTACGGGCTTGAGAGTTCATCACAGCATACTCAGCTTTAGTGAAAATACCCTGTGCATTCCTGATGTCAAACGGGTTTAGCTTGTCATAAGGCTCATCATTGGCGGCTTTTGTGGCTTGAATCATGCGTGGTTCTAGGGTGTATTTTTGTATCCAAGAGCGACCACTTTTAATCTTTTCGGCAGTAAGTTCCTTCTTACGAAGCATTTTCTTACAAGCAGCGACAATGGAAGTCCTTGGGATGCCAGTTAAGTTCTCCATTTCGTAGGATGTTAGCGATCCATTCTGGAGACATTTGATGATAGATTCTTGGGTCATTTGTAAAGGTTCTCCAGGTTGATTGTTCGGTTTAGATGGAGTTCTAGCGTTCTGGCAAGCAAAGCTGTTACAGCCGCATCAAAGTCCTCTGGTTCGGTTGTATAAGCATCTGCCATTGTTTGAGAGTAC